CGCCTCCTACTCCGCCACCGGAGAGGAGCGGTCGTCGCGGGCGATCGAAAACGGAACCGGTGTGGGCCAGGCAAACGTCGCCGCGACTAAGACGATCACCGGGACTCAGGCCGGTTTCAGTCTGTCGATCACCGGCATCACGGGCTCGGTCCTCGGCACCACGCAGACTGCCAACGTCTCGACCGTTCGGGAGTTGCTCGTGCAGGTGAACACCGGGCCGACCGGTGGGTTTTTGACCATGACGCACCCCGGCATCTCCGGCGTCCGGGTTGGGCTCGGCGGGCAGTTCCACCTCGCCGATTACCAATCCGGAATCACGGGCGGGACGCTGTCGTTCTCGTCAAGCGTGGCCGGCACCTACACCGTGGACGTGACCGCCGTTGGCGTGGGGAGCTACACATGACCGGCAGTATTTCGGATGTCGTTTCTGCGGCCGACGAGCAGAAGAACGTGCTGGACAAGATCGCCGTGTTCGTGGCTGCGGCGAAGGCCGCGGCCGTGGGCGGCATTACCTGGGGGGAGTTCACCCAGCTTGCCCTCGACCTGCTCCGGCTGGTCGTGTCGTCGCTCGACACCGTCAAGAGCATGACGGGGGCGGAGAAAAAGGCTGCGGCCATCGACGCCGTGGGGATGCTGTTCGATGCCCTCGCCGACAAGGCAATCCCGACCGTGGTCTGGCCGGTGTGGCTCATCGTCCGGTCGTCGGTTCGCACGCTCATCCTGGCGATGGCCGGCGGTGCCGTGGAATACATCCTGCCCACCGTCCGCAAGGCGTGACCATGGCGATCCCGACGCTATCCGAGTTGCGGACGCTCCATGAGTGGTCCCCGATCCTTGGCTACCTGCGTCGGCTTTCGGCAACGCTTGATGCCCGGGAGCGGGCAGTGATCCTCGGCGACATGGTGGAGTGGGTTTCCGAGAAGGTGAAGTTGCCATTCCTCGAGCGGCTGGCTGTGAAGTTCGCCGCGGTCGTGAAGACGCCGGAAGGTGTTGACCTCGTGCGTGAGGCGGTTGTGGTTGGTGACAAGATTGTGGATTCCATGCCCAAGGAGTAGCCGTCCGTGTTCCAGACTTACGTTCAGACCGCCGTGGGAATCGCCGTCGTTGTCTATGCCCTGTACCTGCTCGCCCAGCGGGTGGGGCTGCGGTGGCCGTCCAAGGCCGCCGGCCTTCCGGTCGACGACGTGCGGATCGTGTCGGACCTCGCCACCAGGCTGCGGGGTGCACAGAAGACCGATGCGGTGAAGATTGCCCTTGCCCTTCACGCCGAGCTGCTCAAGCCGGAGACGAATGCGTGAAGCCGCTCCTGCTACTCGCCGCCGGGCTGGTGCTGATCTTCGGAATCCCTGATCTCTCCGGGATTCGCTGGCCCGTGTCCATCGTGGCGACTCCGGAGTTGCCGACCGCTGCAGTGTACGTCTACGAGAAAGACGTGACTGCGGTTCCGACCGGCGTGGTTGTTGGGCTGAACCTCCTGAACCGCGACCGCGGCATCGTCGCCAATCTCTATGAGGCTGACACCACGGACGGGACCGGTGACGTTCCGGATCAGTATCGGAGTGCGCTGGCTGCTGCCACGGCGTCGGGCCTGCCGGCCTTGGTCGTGCTGTCGGGGACGACGGTGCTCTCGGTGACGCCCGCCCCCGAGGATTCCGATGCGATCGTGAGGGCGGTTCCATGACGATCGACCCGAAACTCATCGACGTGTTCCCGGCTGACGGGCACGACGGCTACCCCGACCATTTGGCGGCGGAGGACACCGACGATGCTCTCCGCGACGTGTGCGGGGCAGCCAGCAGGGAGTTTCCCGATTCTCTGTGGATCGAGCCGCGTGATTGGGCGGATGCCGCCGCGGACAACGACCGCTACAAGACGTGGCCTCGCAACTTTTGTGACAGATTTACATACCAGGGGCCGCGATCGCACGAGTGCACATGCCACTCGCTCGTCGCCAATATGACGATCGCCCGGAACCGGGCTCGATCGGTTATCTACGAGGACGGGCCGAAGGCGGATTTCCGTTACCCCGACTCCGCGGCATTTGATTCGGTTTTCCTCTCACCGCTCAGCGTGTATGCCGAGGCCAACCCCGACCAGTGGGGCGGCGCGAACGTGCGGAGGGTGATGGAGATTGCTGTCCGTCGTGGTGTGCTGCCGGACACGCTGCAGCCCAAGGAATACGGATTCCGCCACTCGCTCCAAGGCACGTCGGGCCGTGGAAACAGCAACCAATCCGGCGGGCGGTGGATCCCGGTCGAGCGGTTCCCGGAGGGGTGGAAGGAAACGGCGAAGAACTTCCGTCCGCTGGAGGTGATCTTCCCGTCCAGCTTCGAGCAGGCGGTTTGCCTGGTGCTGCACGGGATGGCGGTGAGCGTGGGCCGCAACGGGCACGCCGTGCCGTGGGCACAGTGGATTCCCGATCAACGGCTGATGGCTTACTGCGATTCGTACTCCGTAACGAGATACGACTCAGAAAGAACTGCGAAGTCTGCCTGGAGAGGATCGTTTGCGATTGCTTCTGTGACTTTGCCGGACGACTGGAGTCGCCCGGCTGCGTGAATGAAACAAAGTGCCCCCGCGTTGCGTGAACAACCGGGGGCGTGGTCAACCCTTCTTGCGAAAGGATCGACGATGTCAAGCGTATCAGAAGAGTGGCGGCCAGTGGTTGGATTTGAAGGCCAATACGAAGTCTCAAGCCTCGGAAGAGTGAAGTCTCTTCCGAAGACGGTTTTGCGCGGCCGTGGGCCGTTCATCACGAAAGAACGAATCATCGGCGGTCGGTCGCGGGCCGCCGGGTATCCGATCGTTCGTATCCGGGAAAAGACCCTCTACATCCATGCGTTGGTGCTGGAGTCTTTCGTTGGGCCGCGCCCGGTCGGATTTGAGGCTTGCCACAACAACGGCGACCGCACCGACAACCGGTCGGATAACCTCCGCTGGGACACCCCTCGTTCAAACCAGATGGACAGGGCGAAGCACGGAACGAGCAATCGTGGCGAACGGTGTGCAAATGCAAGGCTCACCAGCGCAGAGGCTCTTGAAATCATGAAGTCCACGGATCGGACGTGTGAGCTTGCTCATAGGTACGGCGTCGCCCCGCAAACCATTTGCGCTATCCGCAAGGGGCGTAACTGGAAGCACCTCCAGGAGCCGGCCTACGCCGGGTGATCCCATGCGTGCCCTACTTATTTCGCTGGTGCTAGCGGCATCCGCCTTCGCTGGGCAGTGCGGATCGTGCGAGGGGACGCGGGTCCGCGGAACTGTTCCCCTGTTCTATCCCTGCCCGGATTGCCGCGGCACTGGCGAGGTGGCCGACCAGCCGTCAGAAAAAGTGGGCGTTGTTTCTAACAGAAGGCCGGGCCATCCACGGCCTGCCGTCTGCCGTGTCGTTTCCACCAACGGCGACCAGATCGCGGCCGGGAGCGGGGTGCTCGTGCGGGTGAGCGGCACAGCCGGGCTGGTGCTGACTGCCTACCACGTCGTCCGTGAGAATCGCCCCACGCTCGAGGTGACGTTTCCGGAAGGGCGGACCATGCCGGCCAGGATCGTGGCGTGGGACCAGGACTGGGACATCGCGGCCCTCGCCATCGGCCGCCCGGATGCCGAACCAGTGGCGATCGCCGCGAAAGCCCCCCGGCGTGGCGACAAGCTGACTGCAGCCGGCTATGGGCAGGTTGGCGTCTATCGGGAGCAGGCCGGGCGTGTGACCGACTACGGTTCACCGACCCGCTCGCATCCGGCTCAGTTCGTCGAGATTGAGGGGTCGGCCCGTAGCGGGGATTCGGGCGGCCCGATCTTCGACGAGTCGGGGGAACTCGCCGGCATCCTATTCGGGGCGGCTAGGGGGCGGACGATCGGATCCGTCTCGACGCGGCTGCATCTGTTCCTCGCCGAAGCGGCGGCGAAGCTGCCGGAATGCACTCTCTGCGAGGCTCGGCCATGACGCTAGAGCAAGCGCGTGAGGACGTGTGGCGTGCGTTGGCTACCCGGCCGATCCGGCGGTCGATGCTGGGCCGTGAGCGGTGCGATGCAATCGTGCGTGTTGCCCTGTCGCAACTCGACGCCGTGGAGGGCGAGATGGCCGCGGGCCGGTTCACCGGGGCCGACGAGATGCAGCGGCGGGTGGAGCGCAGGGTCCGTGCGGCCTACGCCGACCAATGCGGGATGGCATTCGCCACGCTACTTCTCATATGGGCGATCTCGGCGATCGTGCAGGTGTTGGTTGTGAGGTGGCTGAACAGCAGGGGTGAATCGTGACGCGAAGCGAGATTGCGGAAGCCCTAGGGCCTGTCGGCGTGTTTCTGAACGCGATCGGGATCCCTACAGGGCTCCTACTGCTCATCGTCACCGGAGGCGGCTATATGCTGTGGTCTGCGGCGGCGTCGCTACACGAAAGCGTGGTGGTGCCGTATGTCAGTGCTCACGCCGAGTTCCTGGAGAAAACCGGCGAGACGCTCCGCTCCCTCGGTGAGACGCAGTGCCGGCAAGCCGAGACGCTGCAGGAAATCGCAGCCGGGCAGCGGGACATCCACGAGGCGATCAGCCGGATGGGCGGCGTTCAGTCGGGGACCAGGCCGCCACGGTGACGACTCCACTCAGCCAGCTCCAGGCCCACGTCCGCTACCGGCTGGGAAGCCGCGTGGCCTACGCGGGTGCTGGCAGGTGCGATGAGCTGACCGTGTTGGTTGTCCGTCACTGGCCGCATCGGATGCTCGAGGAGGCTACGGTCGTTGGCCGCAACTCCCGGCTGGTTGTCGATGCCATGCGGTTGTGCAGGGCTCAGGTGCAGGAGCGGTGGGAGTTGTCGCACGGGATTGGGCCGCTATGGGGCTTGATGCTGGCCGGCACCGTCGATGCCATCGGCGAGGTGATCCTGGAGTTGTGGTGGGCTGACGCTGGTTGGCGTGCGTCTCTGCGGCGGCTGTCACTGGCCGACGATCGCGAGTAGTGCGTCTATCCCGTCGTGGATCGCACGGGCGAGGCGGGAGTCGGTGCCAAGCTCCTGGCCGATGCGGACTAGCAGGGCACCGCGGAGCATGGTTGTCCAGTTTTTTTTCATCGAAACATCTCCTGCTCCATGAGCTGGGCGGGAAATCCTGCGATATCAACGTCGCACGGGCTGACGATCCACTCATAGGCCACCCCGTCGGGATGACGGGACGGGGGCAGCACGGATTGTGCGGCCCGGCCGCCGAGCCGCAACTCGAGCCAGCCGGTTTTGAGGACGGCGGTGGGCGGCATCCACGGCTCCCACCGGAATAGGCGGTGCTCGCCACGGGCCGACCGCCAGGTGGGCGTGTGGATGTCGAGGACGCCGAAGTCGGACAACTGGGCGTGGCCGGGCTCGTCGTCGTATTCAACGTCCACCACGCCAGACTCCGGGCCGAGGAGGAGGCCGACGTTGTCGCCGGCAGCGAGCCACCGGGCCACGTCGTCGGGGTTGGTTGTCGATCGGTGCTGCCAGGCGGTGCCGATGGGGCGTTTCTGGTTGGCCGCGACGCGGACGAAGCGGCAGCCGAAAGCGGCGAGGGCGTTGATTTCGGGGGTCATTGGTTTTCCTTTGGTTGGGGTTGGTAAGGGAGTCACAGTTGGAGGGCGTCGTAGATTTTGCGGATGGCATTCGCCTGCTGTGAAGGATGCTCGGCGTCCGCAATCTCGCCGAGAATGCTGATGTCGTCGCACGTCACGCAAGCTATCGCAGTCTCGCCGGCTGCGATCATGCCGGCAACGCGGTGCATCCCGTCGCAGATATCCCCGGCGGCATCGACGATCGGCGGATGCGGGCAATCGGCCTGCGCGAGTGGGGGCACCTCGCCGGATTCGACCAGTTCACACACTTGGCGACGCAGGGCGGCGGCGTCGATTGTGATGATGCGGGCGTTCATGCGGCACCCCCGTCGATCATCGTGAATGTGCTGGCCATTGGGATGCCGGAGGCGGCGAGTATCCTGCGAACCTCCCGGCGGATCGTCTCGCAGCGGTAATGGCAAACTCCTCGGGCACCTCACGTCCGCCGGCGATCGCGTGGACGATCGACTGGGTGAGCGGATCGCAGCCGCGGAAAGCGTGGCGCGTGGCAGCGGTTCGGTATCTGGCGAGCGGGGTCATGGGTTGGGGTTCCTGGTTGGTGGTGGTTGTGGTTGGGGTCAACGGGAGTGCGATTCGATCGAAGCCCAGTGGGCTACGTCATCGGCGGTCATCTCGTACGGCTCGCCGATCTCCTCGTGCCTCCCGTTGCAGTTGACCTTGCGGCCCATGATGCGGCCGTTTGCGCTGCGGCGCGCCTGATGCAAGCACACTCCGCCGTGAGCTGCGCGGTTTTCGTCTCGGCTCACACTGCCTTGGTAGCCAAGTGTGCAAATCGTCTGCCAGCGGCTGGTGATTTTGGCCGTTGTCATGGTCATCGTCTCCTGGTTGTGCGGCTGGGCCGCGGGGTTGTGATTCAAAGTGCCACCCGTTTCGCAGCTGGTCGGCGGGCCGGGTGGCCCCACCCTTGGATTGTTCAAAGAGCGGCGATGAACGCCTGGCTCACTCCGCTGATGTTCATCGTGAAGCATCCGTGCAGCATGGCAGAATAGCCGCCAACACCAGAGCCGTCCGTGCCCCACATGCTGCCGCCGCGAGCCTTCACAAGCGAGAGGATGCCGTAGTATTCGCCGTCGAGCTTCACAAACTCATCGCGGCTGTTGGGCGTGAAGTGCTTGGTGATCGTGACGACGTTTTCGCGGACGCTGATCTTCCAGCCAGTGTCACGGGCGGCAGCAACAAACTTGGCGGCGGCGGTCTTGGTCGAGGTCTTCATCGTTTCGTCTCCCAGTTGTCGTCCGCGAGTCTCATTCGCTCGCATGGCCTAGTTATATCCTCTATCGGCTAAGTGTTCAAGGGGCGTGGAAAGATTTTTTTCGGCCTGCTTTTCTGCGGCCGAAACCTACTTCCGGGACTTCCTTGAGCGGGGGCGGCCCATAGACGGGTGGCGGCTGAATGCCGCAGCAGATGACACGGAAACGAGCCAGTTCCGGCCCAGTTTCACGCCAAGCACCCTCCCGGACTCCGCCAACAGCCGCATGTGCCGCTCGGATACGTCCGCCAGCCTGGCAGCTGCCGGGAGCGACACGCACTCAGAGATGTTCAGATCGGGCACCGTGGCTGTCTGCTTCTTCTTGGACATGCCGGCATTCTTCCGATATCGGGCAAGAAGTCAACCGGCAGAATGCGCGGTTGACGTGTACGGCGGTTCAGATACGGTCGGGGTATGGCAAAGGCAGCAGACGTTCTTGAGGGCCTGGAAAACCTGCGGCCCATCACCGTATTCGGGTTCGACCTTCCTGGGGGAATGGTTTGCATCGTAGATGCGTCTGGGAAGGCGTTCAAAACCGTAAAGCAGGCTTCTTTGGCCCGCCCAGACGACGACCTGCTTCTTGCGCGAAAATGGAAACTGAAATGCGATTACATGTCCGGTGTCGCGCATCGTGAGGCCAAGTTTATTCCTCGCGATGGCTGGGACAAGAGGTGCGACACCTGGCTTCGATGCCTCTATTCGAGGTCTATGGACAAATGGGGAAAGCGTGTTGCGGTCAGGAAACGATTCTTCAATGAGCGTTCAAGGCCGACGTGGGATGCTGCATGCAAAATGATGATCTATCAGTTCCATAACAAGGGCCTGAGAAAGGCCAAAAGTCAATCAAACCCGTGGATGGTGTGGGCAGACTGTTGTTCAAGAAACCACAATCGAAAGGAGCGAAACCGTGTCGGTAAGCAGCAAGGATTTGATGAGGATCGTAGAAGGACAAGCCTACAGATGCGCTTTGTCTGGCGTTGATCTGTCGCCGCGAATGTCGAGCCTTGACCACAAGACGCCAGCCTCAAGGGGTGGAAGCAATGAGCTGGATAACCTGCAGGTTATTCACCCTGTCGTGAACTATTCAAAGGCACGACTGAACAACGAAGAGTTTATCGCCATGTGCCATGCTGTCGCACGCACGCACCAGGACACGGGAAATGCGTCGTGGGCCGACAAGATGATGCATCACAAGAGCGGCGGGCAGGCGTGATCAGGGGGCACGCCAGCCGATCAGGCTGGCGTGTGGGGAGCGGGTCCTTAGGCCTTCTGGCACGCCCCGTGC